TGGTACTGTGACTTTTATATCGTTATTTATTTGAACTCCTGCACTGTCGTTTACTGCCTTATTCTTAAATGCGAAATTTGCGGGCGTATATACTATACCTTTAGGTGTCATTTTAAAATCTCCAGCTAAAAAATTTATAGCAGGAGTAATATCGAACGCAGCGATACCACCACTTCTTAATTGATTTTGAACCTCTTCATACGCTTTTTTAGCTTCCTCTTGCGCTTTTTTAAATTCATCACCTTTATTTGCTTTTTTATGCACGCCAGTATCTTGTTTATTAAACAACTTCCAAATAGAAAAACCAACTGCTGCAATAGAGTCGGCTATTGCATTAAAAATAAAGTTTGATAATCCTTTTATACCTTCATATATGACATTGACTAATGTGTTCCACAATGTCATTATAACGTATACTAAACCATTTACAATACTGGAAAAAAGCTTCCATATTATAGGTCCCATATTGTCTAAACTTTTTGATATTTTTTCTATATCATGCTCAACTAAACCGTGTACATAATTAAAAAGGTTCGTAAACATGTCTTTTATCGGAGTGATAAAATCTGTTTCTACATAACTTTTTAGTATTTTTAAGTCTTTTTTAAAGTTTTCATAAAATGATTTAATCTTATTATAGAAACTATTTACTCTTTCTTCATACTTAGAGAAAGGACCTAAAAAATCACCTAAATATGTATCTCCACCTTTCATCCAAACATTTAACTCATCTATTAATAAAAAGATAGATGCCATTGCCGCCATTATTGCGCCTGGGATAAGTAAAACCCTTACTAAAAGAGAACCTAAGCCAGCTTGTAATCCTAAAATACTGGCAGACATTAAACGAATAGTCGATATAACAAACGATCCAAGTTTAATCCAAGTGCTTAGGAAAACCATTAAAGGGCCTAGTACAAATAAAAGAGCAGTAACACCTAATATAAGTTTTTTCTGAGAATCATCTAAGTCTAAAAACTGCTCATTAAGTTTATTTAGAAAAGCTGTAAATTTCTTTATCGCTTCTCCCAGGTTTAAAACTTTCACTATTTGAGAACCAAAACTAGAAGATAGAAAATACACCGAATCTACTAAATTAGAGAAAATTCCATGGAGTGTTTGAGCTTGTCTTTCAAGTAACCCAAAAAATCTACCACCTTCGCTAGTCATATTGACCAGGGCTTGCCTGACTACGGCAGCTGGTATATTGTAATCAGAGACACTCGAAGCTAAGTCTTTTTCTGATATGCCGGTTAATTTAGATAATTCCGGAATAATACCGACACCTGCTTCAGTTAACTGACGCAACTCCTGACCACGTAATTTCCCAGCTGTCATTATTTGGCCATATGCCAAAGCTACTCTATTTAACAAATCTTGTTTTCCACGAGAAACTGTTCCTAAAATTCTTAAAGTATCTACGAGAGTAGCCCCTGATTCTCCCATTGCCATAAGCATATTTGAAGTTTCCATCAACCCTTTAAATCTAAAAGGTGTTTTAACTGCAAAATCTATCAAACCCTCCATTACTTTTTTAGCTTGATTCGCATCTCCTAAAAACACTTCAAATGCTACATGTGCTTGCTCTATATCAGAAGCAGCTTTTAAAGCGTATGTAGTAGCTGCTGCTATAGGAGCACTTATGGCAATAGACAACCGAGTGCCAAGTCTACCAAGCCTGGCCCCAAAAGAATCTATTCTACTTTGAGCAGCTTGTAAACTAGATTCATCTAAATCAACGCCTATAAGCAATAAGAAATCTCTAAGTACCATATCAATCCATTAACCCCAATTCTTTAGGATTGCCGTTTGGTTGCTTAGCTACTAAAAAAACAAGTGCGTTTTTTATAGACGATAAGTCTTTTCGAGCATTGCAATTATTCTCATGCTCTTTTAATAATGACCTAACAGTTTCTTGATGCATCTGCTTTTCATGATTTAATAATGCACTATAAACCATATCCCTGTATACGTTTCCACTTATGTAATTAGTTACTATAAATGTCAACATAGCAGAAAAAATAGCACATACGACGCCTGTTATTATTGTAGTAACCACACTACTCCTCACCCTGTTCTTTTAAACAATTATACATTGCGTCTCGTATATCTAGCATTGCACATGCTCTTATAACATCGTCAACACAGTAAGTTTTCTCAATTTCTTCTAAAGTGGCTATTTGTTCTATAACTAATCTCCAAATAGGCCACTCATCTAAAAGATCTTGATCAACATTTTTTATTACTTTGTCGTATCGTTCTCGGACGGTATCAGACTGTTGCTTTCGGTTTCCTTCAATTGGCGTCCAATACCGTCCATGTTGAAAAGGCTGCCAAAATTAACCTCCAAGACAAAAGCAAGTATTTTGTATAATAAACCATAGTTTCCAGCAAAAAGATTGTCAAATACCGCAGTATTTGAAAGTTCCTTACCATCAACTCGGGTTGTTGATACAAGGTTCATGACTAGTTCAAAAGTTGAATCCTCATCCATATTAGTTAATAAAGTAGAAATACCGTCACCTATTATACTTAAGTCAAACTCAGTGTTTAATAAGTTCAATAATTTCACATCTTTAATACCACTTGTTTTAATAAAGCTAAAAACAACTTTTGCAAGCCCTGGCCCAAGTATTTTTATCAACTTGACTTGGTATCTGATACCACTTCTTCCGTCAAAATTAACAGTTGTAATCTTAAAACCGTCAATTATTCTTTCATGTTTTTTAATTCCCATAAACTACCTCCCAATAAAAGAATAACACTATTGTCCAAGAACATTCCCACCAGTAAACATTCTAAGATTTACACACCGGAAAACCCACTCTCGGTCTGAAATTTCCTTTCCAAACTCAGCATCTGCATGCTTCTTAATCCAAGCATGGGCTGATAAATATTCAGAAGTCCCACTTAAATCTGTAATTGAAATAGGGACAATACCTTTTTTTGTAGCTTCATCTAAATTAGCCAGAGCAGACAATACTGCATTAGACGGAGATGTTTGAGCTAAAACACAAGTTATAGTCCCAGATTTATCAACTGATGCAGCTCTTGAAGTCACTCCATCCATCCCAGTCACATCGGTAAAAGAATCTCCAGAGCGTTCGACTTTTATACCAACGCCATCTTTAAACCCACCAATAGGTATTCCCCCAACAGTAAATATTACTTGAGAAGGGTCGAATGTTTTTGGTTCTTGTGATATAGGCATATTCTCTCCTTTTTTACGCTGTTATATTTGCTACCATTTCAACTGCGTGAATAGCTCCTGCTAAGAATCCTCTGAATTTAACGCCTGTAAGTTTTCTAGCAGATCTATCTGCATCTAACACATCTTCTATCCTTGGCACTGTACAAGAAAAACCACCGATCTGTGTGCCATCTTCATTGTAAGATATTGGTGAAAAACCTCCTACTGATATGCCTAACTGTCCTATTTGGTCCATAATACTTTTTAACCCAACAAGTCCTTCAGAGGTGAAAGGTACTTTGTCAAGTTTAGCAAGGTGACCAAAAACAGCTTCACCAAGTCTTGATACAATCCAGTCAATAAAGTGAACTACATCGAAAAATTCGCCTTGGCCTGATTTACTTTCTCTCACCATACTTATACCAGAGATTAACTGGTATATGTTGCAATTCTTATCTAAAGCATTTTTCGAATTTGTGGGCGTTAAAGAAGAAGTTCCTATCCCCACAATATTTTTAAACATACCTGTGTAAGAACCAGGCTGACGAGCCAGAAGACTTCCAAGAAAACCAGCTTCTGGAAACTCAGTATCAGCACTTCCATGATACAAAGAATAACTTCTCACATAAGACCTAGCTTTTAAAATCGCGGCTATAGAGTCAGTTACTTCGTCTGTTCCATCATCTGTTGAAAAAGCAGTGTCAATAATACGAGAATTACTACTACTAGTCCAGAAAACTTTCTTATTTGCTTCTGCCCATGCAGCTGCAAGTAATACATCTGCGGCAATTCTTGATGATATTATCAAACCATACCAGTCATTATCAACAAGTTTTATAGCAGCTAAAGCTTCATCATAGTCTTCATCTCCATCTTTTCTGGATATAGCAAATGTTCTAGGAGCAGGTGATTGTGAAGCAATTGACAAAGCTGCTTTGTACTCAGGAGCGTTAGTACCACCAGTTAAAGCAGAGGCAACTTCCGATAAATTATTTGTGTTAAAATATAAAATTTTTGAACTGCTGTTAAGATTTGGTCCACAAATATTTACTACTCCAAAAGCAGCTTGCGATACTGTGGGGGCATCTCTTGAAATAGTAATATTGACGATATCTGATAATGGCATATTCTC